CTTTTGATTTGGCGCCAACTTGACAGGTGGCACCTTCATATTGGCTTGACTGAGTATACTCAACATATCCTACATTAACATTAGGATTTTTTCTATAAGCTAAATATAGAATGAAGATTCATATCGTGGGAGCTGGTCCAACTGGATTATCTCTCGCATGGGAAATCTTACGTACAGGAGAGCATGATGTTACCATTTACGATAGAAAGGTATCAGCTGGTGGTTCTTGGTGGGAACCTAGTCTAGAATCACGAGATCTTCATGCACATAGAATTCTATTTGATAGAGCATTTGTAAATACACGTTCCTTTTTCGAAGAAATGAAGATTGATTGGAACACTATGTTCGAATTAGAAAAGGATTCTGGTGTTTGGGATTTTACACTCAAAAGTTTAGAATATGATGACTATAAAACCCTGATAGGTCTCATATCCAGGGTTCTCTGGGATCCTAAAAAGTTTGAAAGTATATCAGTGAAGGACGCTATAGGTCCCCTAACCGATAGGGCTAAAGATCTCATAGAGCACCTCTCTCTCATAATGGATGGTGTTACTTGGGACGTTATGTCTGCGTATGAGTTCATAAATAATTTAAATCACATTTTACTCTCAAAACGTTACACGCAGCGTGTTTCTGGTAAAGTCATGTGTGACGCGATGGAAGAAGCCCTTCTCAAAGCTGGTGCCAATTTCGTTTTTGGTGCTGAACTTTTAGATGTTCAATATGGTAAGAAAGATTTTGTGGCAAAGTTTTCAGATGAAAGAATGATAAAAGATGGAATACTCTTTTTGTGTCTAGATAATAGCCCCGCTCTAAATTTACTTGGCAATAACTGGGGACCCGACGCAGATGCAAAACTTAGAAGAAGTACATATGGTGCTATCAATGTTTTATTGGATTATGATCAACCAATTAAAATGAAATCAGATTTAGAAGTTTCCATAGAAACCAAGTGGAACTTACAACCAAAGGTACTCAGTGATGGTAAGACCGTATCATGTGTTATTTGTGATCTTGGTAAAGATGTACTCAGTTCCGATCCAGAAACTATCAAAAATGAAGTCGTTAGACAACTTGGATTACCACAACCCAATTCCATCAGGATTGGTTGGGGTGCTGAATGGAAAGAGAATAAATGGAACTTCTCACAATCATCGGGTGTTCTCAGTCTCGAGGGTCAACTCCCCTTCTTTGGAAAATGCTCAAAGGTTGCTATGTGTGGTATGATGTCACCTAGACATACACCTTACTCCAGTATTGAAGCATCGGTTGAAGTTTCACGAGCCCTAAGCCACATGTGTTTCGGAACTAGAAAACCTCTGAAACCTATTTTGGTCACCCACGTCGGAATATTAACTTTAGTGTTACTTATAGTTTTACTTTTAGTGTATCGTAGATGAAGTTTGTAGCTAAAGTATATGAACCATTTTATGATCATAATGATAAAAAGTATATACGTTTTGTGATTCCTCAAAAAGTTTCAGAAATCATAGAACGTATGCACGCGAGTAGGATGCATCTCCTCGTAAATCAAAACGCAGACAATCCGCTAGATGGTAAAGTACTCACAGTCAAAGTACCATTCCGTTACCGAAGGGTTATGTGTAAATTTGAAGGAAAACCTGTACAATCTTTAGTAAAGGATGATGAAGTTGATGTTGAGTTAGATTTCAAAGGTATTTGGAATGTTGGAAATCATTCAGGATTTTCTTGGGTACTCTCTTCTTCAATCTTTTCAAGTCCCTGATCAGGAAGTTCTATGTTATTTAGACCAGCCTTTTTTAGATCCGTGAACGTCTTTAACATTCCTTGAAGTCTGAAAACTTCTTGAGTCATTTGTTCAATAGTGTTCTGAAGTCTGAGAATATTCTCATCAATATTTAAAGTGGGCATCGTGTACTCATTTAAAGTTTCACATCTTTAAATAAGTAGATCATGACAACGTTGACTAGGACAGGTTATTTAGTCAATTCGGGTCCAATTCCCGAAATTAAAAAAGAACTTACCGTAAGACCTGTGGTCAATGGGGACTATGGATTTCCTCCGCCGCCTTTCAAAGTTTTCAGAGCAACTAAGACAGGAGTCTGTGTTCCCAGATTCTATGGAACTTCTAAACTTGGAGAACCCCGAGAAGACAAGAGACCAGAGCCAACCCATATCAATACGAAGTTTGTTGGGAAACTTCGAGATACCACACACCAAAACGATGCACTACGAGCAGCAATTAAAGCTGGCCACGGCGTCCTTTCTTTACCATGTGGGTACGGCAAAACGACGGTATCCTTGGCCATAGCATGTAAATTAGGGTACAGAACTATGATTGTAGTTCATAAACAATTTTTGGCCGATCAATGGAGAGAACGTATTCAACAGTTTTGCCCAGGTGCCACTATAGGTATTGTGCAACAAGATAAGAAGGAAGTTGATTGTGATTTTGTCATCGCTATGCTTCAATCACTTTCCCTGAAGGAGTATAGTTTCACAGATTTTGAGAGTGTAGGAACTCTCATAGTGGATGAAGCGCACCATATTTGTGCCAAGGTTTTCAGTCAGTCACTTTTCAAAATGTGCCCCAAACATATCTTTGGACTCTCAGCGACACCCGAGAGGAAAGATGGACTCACTAAAGTTTTACATTGGTTTATGGGTCCCACTTTCTTCGCAGTAGAACGCAAAAATCAGGAACAAGTTGAGGTTTTCCCAGTTGTATATGATTCCCCAAACTATAAGAATCCACCCCCATCTATGAGAAACGGTAAAATCTCAATGCCAAACATGATCACAGAACTTGTGGAAGATCGCCGACGTAACCAAATGCTTGTAGAACTCGTTAAAAAGGCATCAGCAGGTACGAGACAGTTACTTGTTTTGAGTGATAGACGTTTTCATTGTGAGTTCCTTCATCAATGCTTTCCCAAAACATCTGGATTGTACATGGGTGGTATGAAGGAGGCGCAACTCCAAGAATCTTCAAAGAAGAAGATCATTTTCGCAACGTTCAGTCAAGCGCACGAAGGCTTAGATATCCCCACCCTAGACACAGTTATTTTAGCTTCACCCAAATCCGATATTACCCAAAGTATTGGGCGTATTATGAGAGAAACAAAAGGTAAAAAGAACGATCCACACATTTACGATGTCCATGATCCTTGGTCTATCTTTACAGCGATGTATTACAAGAGACTCAAGATCTATAGACAAGGTGGATTCAATATACGTGGCAAGCATTCAGAGGAGCCCAAGAGTGAGTTTACTCAGGGAAAGTGTCTGTTTTTATAATCTGACTAATTAATAAATGTCGGGTGCATTAATACAACTCGTTTCTAAGGGGGTGCAGGATGCCTACATCATAAGTGACGAAGGACATTCATTTTTTCGTACGAAGTTTACACGTCATACGAATTTTTCTCAAGCTCCCAAATACATTAAGACTGTCACTACCACAGATACGTCAATTACGATACCCGTTCTTGGTGATATCATAAACGGTATTTGGTTAGAGTCGGCCACTAGAAATGCTAATATAGCTTCAAATCTTTTCTACAACTCTACAATTTCTCTTTTTATTGGTGGACAAAAAATAGATTCCCAACACTATGACTATTTCTCTGATATATGGACGAATTATCTGGCTGATACATACACAAAGGGACAGGAATTAAACAACAAAACATCTACATCGTGTCACACTTTCCTCCCTCTCCACTTTTTTTTCTGTGATCACAAAGCGTTTTTACCTCTCATAGCCCTCCAACATCATCAAGTCGAGATAAAGATAGACTTCGATGAAACAAATATAGCTGGTTTAGATGCATCTGAAAAAAGTGCTAAAGTCTACGGAAATTATATATATCTAGACAAAGATGAAAGAGAAACTTTCACCAAGAGGCAAATGGATTTTATAGTAACCCAAGTCCAGGGATTTAAAACCGAATTACTCACTGTTACGAATAACAACACTGATGTGGGTGGTCACAACCGTATTGATCTTTCCAACTTTAATCACCCAGTGAAATCACTATTTTGGGGATTCAACGCTTCTAATGAAAATTTTGCGGATGACCGATTTACATTTCTTGAAGCCGATTTACAAATCAATGGTACACATCTATTTGAAAAGATGACCCCAGTCTACTTTCACACGGTTCAAAATTATTACAAATCTTCTTATGGTCATTCAGACTTTATTCCAGAAACTGAAGTACTTTTCAACACTAGATATTTCGCGTACCACTTTTGCCTAAATGCTTCTGAATATAACCCCTCAGGAACTCTAAACTTTAGTCGCATAGATAATGCTGTACTGTCTCTTAATGGTGTAGAAAAGGGAGTCCTTAGACCAGAGGGACAAGAACTTTTCGTGTACGCAGTAAACTACAATGTGTTAAGAATTCGTAATGGACTCGCTGGAATTTTATTCGGTAACTAATGTATAGATGGGCAGAACAGTACGTTTCGATCAGATTTTCGTCACGAGTCTAGACGCTGCACCACGAGAGACCGACGTTCTAAGTGGTCTCGCCAGTATTGATGCTGGTGAAATTACAGCAGATCAGATTGAAGTTGCCAATCTTACTATTACCAATAAGGTTACTGCGAATGTAGAAAGTACAGAGTTCACAGGTCTTACCAATGTGTTTCGTTTTACGGCAACACAAGTTGGTATAGGCACAAACAATCCTGTAAACCCTTTTCAAATTGGTGAGGATCGTGTTATTATTAATGAAAATTTAGAACACTTGGTTGCTATACAGGGTAACGTTATTTCTACTAATGTACTCGCGACCAATATACTTAAGACTGAAAATGACAAGTTCTTCGTGGATGCTAATGCCTCTAATGTTTTGAAAATCACTGGTAATACGTTTTCTACAAATGCGGCTATAGGTACACACCTTTTAGTTGGTAACGAGGCTGCCAGTGATGGATCTAACATAGCTGTTTTTGAAAAGGGTAATGTTGTCGTCAGAGATGGTTTCTTGAGAGTATTTGGTGATGTTGATATCACCGGTAACTTGGCGATCACAGAGATTCCAGATTATACGAGTATCAACAATCTTGTCGTATCAAATGCCGTTATACAGATGGCATTTGGTAACAATGGAACGTATGATATGGCTTTACTTATGAAAGATGCAGATGAAAAATCTAATGTGTTTTTGGGATATACTCACGATGGTGACAAAATGCGACTTTCGCGGACGTTTGGTGGCCCCACAACCGCAACCTTCCATGACATTCTTGATTCAGCTAACACTGTAAATCTTCATGTATACGGTGACATATATACTCAAAATAATGTGGGTATCGCAAATACTTCACCAGCTCATTCTCTTTCAGTGGGTTCTAACCTGTATATAGATGATACAGCAACTCTAAATGACAACGTTTTACACGCGAATGGCTTTGGATTCTTTGAGGGACTGAGAATTGGTGGTAGTGGACTTAATGTGGGTGATTTAATTACATTAGATGCCGATGCAGCGATACCCATGGTGGTTGCATCTCAAATTCAATCCCATGGTTTTCAGACAACTGGGGTAGATGGGAATGGGGATGGTGTACCATCTGGTATAGCAAACACAAATTCAACGAATATGTTGTCTTTCAGTGACAAAGTATTCATCAATACAGATGCTGCTAACATTATAACAGTTCTCGGTAATACAGCGACGGGTCGTCTCATCACACAATCTATTCTAGTCCAAGATTTCATCGAAGTTGAAGGTGAATCTGGTATTTCATCCGCCGCGAACGTCATTGTTCACGGTGATATATCAGGTGGTGACTCTACTTCAAATACTGTAAGTCTTCGTTGTGGCCCAAATAACGCAGATGGAACAGTGGGAGCTAACGTAACTTCTATTGAAATTATGGGTGCGTTAACGTCCCATCAATTCCAATCAGTTGTTTTCAAAACCAAGAATACTGAGCGTATGCGCGTGGCTTCAAATGGTTACGTTGGCATCGCTAATACTCAACCAAGTGAAATGCTGACTATAGGTGGTAACCTTAGACTCAATGAGAGTAATACAGCTATTTTCGGTAATGATACTAATTATCTAAAAGTTTCAACTGATACAACAAATACTCAAACAAAGATTCAAAATCGTGTAGGAACTGGTAAAGGTATGAATTTTTATGCGAGTACAACTGACACTATGGGTAACCCTAAGATGACCATTCTTGAAAATTCAAATGTTGGTGTCGGCACTGCAACACCCCAAGGTCTTCTACATACATCTGGTGGCACCGTGTTTATCAATAACCAAGTTGTAAATAGAGGTGGTGTAAGCCACTTAGGGGCTCCAATGGTTGTAACAAATACAGCTCAAATTACAAATACTTCAGACTTCCAAGATGTTCTTCAGCTCGCTCGCGAGGGTGGTGTGAGTGGACAACATGGTGTTAGGGGTACTTTCCAAATGGGTAAACATGGAACAGGTGCCGGGACTTCGCGGTCTCAATTGAACCTGTCCCTAGCCAGTGATGATTATTCCACACAAGATCATGTGATGACTTGGAGAAGTAATAAACGCGTCGGAATTGGCACCACCGCACCGGTATCTCACCTTGAAATAATTACAACTGGCATAGGAAACTCTGTAACAAATGGTTTACTTGTTCATAGTGAAAAGATTAACGATGCAGCAGATGACGCCATAGTAGCTATGCGCACAGATACCACAAGTTCAAATGCTTTCGTGGCGTTTGTTCAAGCTGATGGTGCGGCAGGTGATACTTCGGGTTATTCCCTAGGTATCACAGGATCAACGGGTGACTTTAGACTTACGAAGAATGCCTACACCATTAATGATTCCACTGAGAGTAGAATCTTTGTTGATGGTACTTCAGGAAATATCGGCCTAGGAACCGATGTTCCTCGTCATAAGCTTGAAGTGAATGGTAATGTAGTGATCGGTAACGAACTCTACTTTGGTGGTTTGAGTTCCGATGAATTTGGTAATACTTTTATCAAGGAACGATTATTGAGTACGGATATTTCGGAACTCCTCATATTCAAGGGTAATGAAGGTCCAGGTGTACAGGGTCCAGATCAGATTAGATATGTCGCGTCACAACATGTGTTCCAGTCATATAGTGACGCAACCCTTAGTACGGCTGAAATAGCAGCAATTGAACAGGATACAGGTGCTTCAGTTGCATCTACAGCTCTTTTCATCACAACACAAGGACAAGTTCTTGTAGGAACCACGAATGCGAATGATATCAATAAAACTGCTTCCACGAAACTCTTTGTAAACGGTGGTGTAGAGTTCGCACAGGGTCAATCTATTAACTTTGCGGCTACATCCGATGGTTCTAAGGCTTTAGATGTATTTGCTTTGAGTGACGGTGGTCGTTTTGAAACAACTGGAGCTGTTGATATAAGATTCCAAAATAAAGCAACTATTAATACTCCCGCGAATCAAGTAGTTGAAGCCATCCGAATTAAGAATACCGGTTTAGTTGGATTTTCCACAGGATCACCCGACACTAACGTGCACGTATATTCGGGTATGAGTACTGATGTGGATGTTTTGAAACTTGAGAGTCCAGCAAACTCCGGTACAAAGAAGACTGGTATAAGCTTGACAACAGACGACACCTACGGAGGATATGTAAGAGGATTCAGTGATTCCACCCATTCCGTACATGGTACTGTCATTGGTGCTGTAAGTGGGGGCACCGAGGGTGATGGTATTCATGTAATACACACGTCAAATGTTGGTATAGGTACAGTAAATCCAAGTGAACACTTTACCGTTTACAATGGTGTATCCCGCATGCAACACGCAACCAGTAATGCTATGATGCAGTTTGCCACTACAACACCTGATAATGATTTGGCAGTTTCCAATATATACGGTGATGTTTCGGGTAATGTCTACGTGGACCCATACTCGAATGAGATGATTATCAACAGTAATCTTGAGGTCACAGGTGATCTGAACATTGACGGTAAGATTGATCTTGGTAACCAGGTAGCGATTGGTCTAGGTGGTGTAGAAGCCACAACCGATCTTCAAATCGGTGGCGGTCTCATCACAGGGTCTAGTAATGTTGCGTGTAAGAGATATTCACAGACATTCGAACTTGGTTCAATTAAAGCAAAGATGGTTCGTTTATTATTTGACCATGGTTCATTTTATGCTAGGATTGTATGTATGTTAAGAAAGCGTGATAATAAGAGTGTAGATGGTACTACAGTCACTGCCGGTGAACCGACTAATAGGGATCAGAGTATAATGGTTCTGGAGATCCAAGGTGGTACACATGATGGAAGTACATCCGCAGCAGATGAACTCATTACGGTGGGTACAAAGAATCTATTTGGTGGTGACTCGGATTATCCTTGGAATCCTAGCATCGTTGTTGGTAAAAAGGGTATTATTATCAAACCCGCTAATGTAGAGTCCAACAGAGAATATTCGTATGACATTCACGTTGAACTAATGACTTCTCGTGGCGGAAAACTTAAGACAATACGAAACAATGTCACCGATGCAGCTGTAGATTCTGATACTGGTGAATTGATCCAGACATTTGATTATTAAATTTACTACGAGGGAGAACCCCGCGGTAAAAGAAACAATTACGCCCTGATGGCGTCGGATATAGCTAAGGCGATAACTCCGGCAATGAAAGCTATCACGATGTAATTCAATTCACTTTCTTCTAAGCCAACCTGAGTCTTTTCAGGCTTACCAACAGACTTCTGCTGTGGCTTTGGAGGATCCAATTCCTCCAAAGGATAGTAAGCTATCATTTATATATGTTTAGAGATTAATTTCCTTCTTAGCCTTCCTTCCCCTGGTACGCCTCGTCTTGGTTGCCGCCACATTGACTTCCTTGACCTCACCACCAGTGGAGTCACCCGAGATGGAGATGATGTCAGAAATATCATCGTCATCTTCCACCTGCTTATCAGTCGCTGAAATGGCAGTGGTGTTCATAGGAGGCGCCGGGGGCATCATGATACCACCCATTAGACTGGAGATGTCTATACCAGGTCCCTGCATCTGGTAGTCACCAGTTCCACCAACAGGAGCCTCCGTTGCGGGACCGTCAGTTTGGCGAGTGGTATTCTGAACAGCGCTCATCATATTCTTCACTAGATCAGGGTTCTGCTTGATGACGTCATTCATGTTGGGCATCACCGATTTGAACATAGAATTGGTAAGATGGAACATCATAGCGGATCCACCGAGCATCATAATCAGCTTGATCTCTGGAGCAACCGAAATCTTGGACCGGTATTTAACATACAACTCTTCAAAGACTCCATCATAGTCGTCAACATTCTCCATGATACTTTCAGACCAACCCTCTAGCTGAATCTCGAAAGGGTTGTATCTCTTGTTGAGAAACTCTAAACCTGTTACACAGGCCACCAACATTCGTCGCGAGAAACGAATAGACTGTTCAACATCTATACTGTAGGTGATACGCTTAACCTCGGATCTAAGTTCATCAACATTTGAGTAGGCGTTGAGTCTCTTGTTTACAGTGAAACCCTTCTTCTCCAGGCGTCCCAACTTGTTGATAAGATCAGCCTTCTCCTCGTCAATTGAACCGTACCCTTTCGTAGGTTTTTCATCCTCCTGTCCTCCCCCCTGATTTCCATAATCATCAGCATCATCAAAAAAATTGGCATCTTCATCACCATCACCATAGTCAATTTCTTCATCTGGAGCCGAAGCATTCTGGTTAGTCTGTTTGTTGGGGTTCACAAAGGCATCCATACTTTCCTGTTGCTGTGCCATTGGAGGTGCATTGTAAGTGGGTCTAGTTGGTCTAGGTACACGCTGAGGGCGGGGGGCGGAAATCTCAATCTCATCCATGATGGCCTGCTCATCTGCATCCAATTTCATAACACTGGTATTTCCTCGATCGATTACGATCTCTTCGTCCATCTACTCTCTATGTAGAAACTAAAAAAATTACCTTTAACGCAGTTTAAAAAAATATTGGTTCATTATAAATGTTCTCCTCTCTCAATCGTGTCAGCCGTAATGCTCTCACCATGATTGTTATTCTTCTCTTGGTCATATCTGCTCTCGGGGCTCTTAAGTCCAGTACAAGCAGTAAGTACACACCCATTACCACCAAAACTTCCAATGATGGTTCCGTCTTCGATCTCCCAGTCGAACTCGAGTGTACCGCTGGTTCTGGTAAGAAAGGTGGCCCTTACGCCAAGGGTTTAACTCCAGGGGGTGTTTGTGGTGCCCAAAAGTTGGTCTCCGCGCAAGCTGGTGGTTATGAAATCACAGATGGAATCGGTGGATCTTTAATCTAAGCTAATAATATATGGCGCTGATTACAACTCCTACTCAGTTGATTCCAGACCTTCAACACGAATACCACACCGTGACTATTGATTCAATTGGACAGACTACTGCCAATACATTCACTTGTCATCTTCAACAACCCCTGAAAAATGTTGTACAGGCTAAATTGTTAGCTGCTAGAATTAACACCACCACGGCGACTAAACACTGTTACGTTTCCATCGAGGAACTTGATAGTATTTTCACTGAACGTGCTTCTAACGAACCAAATGGTCAAGCGTCTAAAAGTGTTGTTCGCAATTCTTTCGCTAGTATTGTTGGTGAAGGTACTGCAACATTTCTTTACAAAGATAACTATTCATTGGTGACTCAATATGTGAACCCGATTCGCAGTATTGATCGTTTCACCGTTACTATTCGTAATCAAGATGGTACCCCAATTGTGCCATCAAGTCCTGCTAAGGATAATTTTTTAATAATTCGTTTCGTGTGTAGAAAAGCCAACCTGTAATTTTCTCCTTTTACTATAGTATACCATGTCCCCAGGTATTGTTCAATTGATGGCAGCCGGCGCTCAGGATGAATGGATCGTAGGTGATCCCCAAGTGTCATTTTTCAATTCAACTTTCAAAAGGCATGCTAATTTCTCACAATCCGTCGAAAAGCAAACAATCCACGGAGCGGTGAGAAACAACTCGTTATCCAGTGTTCAATTTGAACGTTCTGGCGATCTTTTAGGTCATGTATATTTCACTATAGATGATAATACAACCGCCCTCGATTCCCAAAGGTGGGATAATATCATCGAAAGCGTCGAGCTCTTAATTGGGGGTTCCGTTGTTGATAAACACGACGCCGTATTCACAGAAAATATTGCCGTGGATACTTTTGCCACAAATGTATCGAAGAGTGCTCAAGGTACCCACCCGGGTGTATCTGCTCGGTCATTTTTCTATCCTCTTAGGTTTTTCCATTGTGAAAGTCCTAGTCTAGCTATCCCAATCGTTGCATTAAACTACCATAATGTGGAAATTAGGATTAATTGGGCATCCCAAGCTGCAAACTACAATGTAGAATGTTATGCCAATTACTACTATCTTGACACTGAAGAGCGTGGAAATATTGCTTCTCGCACCCACGATCTTCTCATCACCCAAGTACAAAAAAGTATCCCATCCGGAACGAAAATGCAAGAACTGACGTTCAATCATCCCGTTAAGTATTTAGCGTCTTCTAACACTACAACTAATAGCGCTCTCACATCACCCACAAACAAAATCAAGTTGAATGTTAATGGTGTAGATTTAGCCAATTATCGTTGGGGTAAACCCCATTTCATTGATGTAAGTCATTATTATCACACTAACTTTGTGGCATCTCCAGATTTCTTCTTGTATCCCTTCTGCATTTCCACAAGTTCCCTTCAACCCACAGGAACTCTAAATTTCAGTCGTCTAAATACAGTTAAGCTCATGAGTGAGTCTATGAACATCATAGACCCTATATATGCTGTAAACTACAATATCCTTAGGGTTCAAAATGGCCTCGCCGCCTTACTTTACGCAAATTAAAATGCCATTCTATATTAAATGGTCAAGAACTTGCCGACGGTCGAGCGTTCGACCAAAATCAGGTTCGGTAAAAATTGTACCAATGACCAGGCAGAAAACACAGTCGTGTTTAATGCGAGTAATGTCGAATTGGATGTAAGTATACCTGGGACTACCTATCTAACACCCATTCGTATAGATCCTGTTCAAGACCCTGGTGGAACTGCAAATGTTATGGTTTTGTCATACAACAGAGTTACTAAAGAGATTACAGATTCGAACGCTATTGCTAGTGAAATTTTAAATTTTAACCTCGCTGGTGCGACTAAAAATGGGAATACAACCCCCTATACTATGCGTTTTGATTCATATACAGATGCCTTTGGTACGACGACCACCGCCAAACCCACGAGTTTTGTAACTTCGGGTATTGTTGGTATATCCAATAGTTCACCCACAGATACATTATCTGTGGGTTCCAAATTTCATGTAAATGTTGACAGTTCGAATGTACTCACAGTTTTGGGAAATACCTATATTCAAGATAGACTCATAGTTAATGGTGATGCTATATTTAATGGTCTTGTTACAGCTGTACACTCAAATAACACTGTTATAAGTGATGCCATTATAGAAATTGGTAAGAATAATAGTGTTGGAGACTCAATGCTTGATTTGGGTTTTATAATGACTCGACCAGGTTCTAATGTAGCTATGGGGTACCTAGAAAGTTCAAATGAATTTGCAATCGCATATACACAATCTACTGCCAATAGCCATACTATAACTCCTCTAACGAGCGAAGACATTAACGTCCATGTGTATGGTCAAATTTTTACGGAATCAAATGTTGGTATTATAAATACGAGTCCCACACACACCCTAGATGTGGGTTCAAACCTCTTTGTAGATGAATTTGGTTCAAATATTTTGGTGGTCACCGGTAACACGAGTATTTCCGCTGACTTGACAGTTGATGGAGATACTTTATTTGTAGATTCTGGAACAGATCGGGTAGGTGTAAACACTCTTGTACCTGACGCAGAACTCCATGTTGTTGGTAATGTCTATGTGAGTTCGAACTTAACTGTGGACACTGATACTCTCCATGTAGATGTGGTATCTAATCGTGTTGGTATAAATCAAATTAATCCCACCAAGGACTTGGATGTAAATGGAACTATTGCCGCTACTAGGCGTGTGGACAATTCTGGGTATGATCGTTTACTCATAGGTACAGATACGGGTGCTACCATTCACCCAAGCTCAAACGCACATCTCATTTCTTTGGGGTACAGAGCTGGTTATGATCGTCAACAATCCAACTCTGTAGCGATTGGTTACCAAGCTGGTAGTGTCACACAAGCAGAGTCTTCCATCGCTATTGGTGAAAGATCTGGTGAAACTGGGCAAGGTGCAAGTTCAATCGCGATCGGTGATAAAGCAGCTTTTCAAAATCAAGCTGCGTATTCTATCGCCATCGGTGAAAATGCTGGTGGCCAAGATCAAGCAGGTAATTCAATCGCTTTAGGTAAAGATGCTGGTAGTCAAAATCAGGGTCAAAAATCCATAGCTATAGGTGAAGGTGCGGGTAAGTTTAATCAAGGTGAAGGTGCTATAGCTATAGGGTACTACGCGGGATACCCAACGAGTCAAGCAGCTGGATCTGTTATCATCAACGGTGGTACAGATGCCGGGGGTTTCAATAACACTACCACACAAAACGCACTTTTCATAAACCCCGTGAGAAACGTAAATAACTCAAATATTTTGATGTACAATGCTGGATCTAAAGAATTTACATACGGAAATACCATCGAGAATAATGTTCACATTTCTAGAAACTTGACTGTAGACACTGATACTCTATTTGTGGATTCATTCACGGAACGTGTTGGTGTCAATACTGCAGTCCCAGATGCAAATCTTCATGTCGTTGGTAATACATATATTTCTTCAAATTTAACCGTTGATTTAAACACTCTCCATGTAGATACAAACAAACATTTCGTAGGTATAGAAACAAATCACCCAGATGCCACTCTTCATTTGATGGGTAATGCCTACATTTCCGAAGATCTTACCGTCGATACAGATACTTTCCACGTTGACTCTACAACAAATTCTGTGGGTATTGAGACAAAAACACCCGACGCCAATCTCCACGTTGTGGGTAATGTTTATGTGTCCTCAAATCTAACTGTGGATACGGATACACTCCACGTGGATGTAGAGAATAAGTTCATAGGGCTTGGAACAGTGACACCCGACGCAAACCTTCATGTTGTGGGTAATACCTATATATCGTCTAACTTGACTGTGGATACAAATACCCTTCATGTAGACACCGAAGCTAATCATATTGGTATAAACACCATAAACCCAGATGCTGAGATCCACGTAGTTGGAAATGCCTATGTGTCGTCTAATTTAACCGTGGATACAGACACATTCCACGTTGACACAGTAAACAAGTCCATAGGGCTTGGGATAGTGACACCCGATGCTAATCTTCACGTTTCTGGTAATGCTTACGTATCTTCTACGGATAACTCAACTTCTAAAACAAGTGGATCTGTGATCATCGGTGGTGGTTTAGGTGTTGCGGGTGATATTCACGCGACCCACGCCAATCTAGAAGATGTAGAGGCTGATAGTGTAAATATTACCGATACCACTACGTCTACTTCTGTAACCACTGGTGCTCTTAGAGTCGCAGGTGGTATAAGCACCCAAGAAAATTTAAATGTAGGTGGTGATGTCTCTGTCATAGACACAACAGCTGGAAACGCGGCTGGTCCCGAAGTAAATTTATTTAGGGACATAACCGGTGCAGATGCTAACTACTTGGGTCAGATTAAATTTAAGGGTAAAAATGATAACAATAATGAAAAGAACTACGCAAAAATAACCGGTAAGATAAGTGATGCATCCAATGGTACGGAAGATGGTCTAATCGAATTTGCTACCATAAAGGGTGGATCTCAAAGTATTCGAGCCAGACTCACATCCACAAATCTAAAACTACTTAATGATGCTGGTATAGAAGTAGATGGTACAGCGGATATCACAAACACTACCGGATCTACTTCAACAACCACGGGAGCCCTCAAGGTTGCTGGTGGTATAAGTACTCAAGAAAACCTTAATGTTGGTGGTATAACTAAGGTTTGGGATGCCACAGATTCTACATCTGTAGCTACAGGTGCCGTACGAATCGTAGGTGGTTTAGGTGTGGCTAAAAATATACACGCAAAACATGTCAATTTTGAAGATGCGACTGTCGATAGTTTAACCGTTGAAGATACGACTTTATCCACATCTAAAACGACTGGTGCAGCTGTTATAGCGGGTGGATTAGGTGTCACAGACAATGTTTACGCATCTAGATTTGTGGGTGATGGTGGACTTCTTTCAAATATTGCTACAAACTTACAATCTATTACTGAAAATGGAAATACAACATCAAACATCGTACAATTTACTGGAACCGGTACAAGTTTTGTAACTAGTGGTAAAGTTGGTGTATCAAATGTTGGTCCCGGTCACACTCTAAGTGTAGGAACAGATTTCTATGTTGATGAGGGTGGAGCTAATACAGTTGTAGTGGATGGAAATGTATCCGTTTCTTCAAATATAAGTGTTGGTGGAGACATTTCCATTACTGGACTTACGACAAATAAGTTCCCCATCGTGGGTGCCAACAAGTTCTTAGAAGATTCAATTATAACCAAAAATGGTGGTGATATAGTTATTTCTGGTGGTCTTCAAGTCACGGGTAATATTCTTAAAACTGGTAACGTGTTTGTAGTTAATTCGAATAATCTCGTGATTCAAGACAGAATCATAACTCTCGCGAATAATAATACACAAACTGGGTTGGATGTGGGTATCATCATGGAGTACCCCGGGCACAATATCGCTATAGCTCACCATGGTGATGAAGTTCCCGAACGCCTCTCAATTGGTTACACTCAAAATAATCACATGGACGCTTCGGTTACACCCGATAGTAATACGATAACCCTAGATGTTTTGGGTAATCTTCAAGTTCAGAACGACTTTACAGTAGATTCTACAACTTTCCATGTAGATTCAGTGACAAATCGCGTGGGTGTACTTACCAAGGCTCCCGCCTATACACTAGATATTCATGGTAACTCAAATGTGGCTGTCGCCCGTTCCAAATCTTCAGTGGTGACGGATGCCACGGCTACTACAAATAAAACATCTGGTGCCGTTACAGTGATAGGTGGTATCGGGGTGGGTGGTGATATTCACGCAAGTGATGTAAATTTTGAGAATGCAACCCTCGATAGCGTAGTCATTCAAAACACTACAGCTGCGACTAATAAGACTTCAGGTGCTCTCCAAGTTACGGGTGGAACGGGTATTTCAGGGGCTTTATTTGGTTCCACAGCCGAATTTGACGGTATCACAAAGATAACCAATAGCACAGCTTCAACTAGTAAAACAAGTGGCGCACTTCAAGTTACTGGTGGTGTAGGGGTGTCGGGTGACATCCATGCGACGCATGTAAACTTTGAAGATGCCGAGGTGGATAGCCTCACTGTAACTGATACAACTGCATCCAGTTCTACCACAACCGGTGCAGCTAAGATTGCTGGTGGCCTAGGTGTAGCTGGTAGTGTTTACGCGGCTCAGTACTATGGTGATGGTAGTACTCTCACAGGTCTCGTGACAACGTTTGGAGCTGTAGTAGCTAACGGTAACACAACTTCAAACACTGTACAATTTACAAATGCTAATACAGGTATAATAACGAGTGGTAAAATTGGTGTTAAAACAGCGACTCCTACATATGATCTTCAAGTGACTGGTAATTCATACATTTCCTCAAATGTCACCGTAGATACAAATACGTTCCACGTAGATGCTGTAAACAATAAGGTTGGTGTGGGTACAACTGAGCCAGATAAAACCTTACACGTTCAAGGTGATATAAAATTCACTGGAACGTTATTTGAAGATGATGCCCCATTCGTGACTTCCCCATGGGTCACTACGGGTACAGATATCTACTACAATGTAGGGAATGTTGGTTTCGGTACAAACGCTAATGTAGATGCCAATGTTCATGTCAATGGAAATGTATACGTGACCTCAAATGTTACCGCAGGTTTTAACACAGATCTAGCCTCTTGTTTTGGTAGGGCAGCTGTAGGATACGCGGGTGAGAGTAATCACGCAACATTTGCGCATGTTGATAATAACACATCTACTAACTACGCACTTAAACAAACTGCCACAGGTGTTACACACCTCAATACAAAAGCAAATCAACACATTCGCCTTTCTGTGAACAATAATGAAAAGGTGCGTGTAACCGGTGGAGGTGACCTAAAGGTTGGTTCTAATATTCTGTACGTTGATACACAGAATAACGCTCGAAGAGTTGGCTTGGGAACTGCGACACCCAATTCTAACCTTCATGTGGTGGGTAACGCATTTGTAAGCTCAAACCTCACCGTAGGTAATAACGTCTATGTCACTGGTGGTCTCGTGACAAACACTGGTGGGGTCACTAAAAAGACATACAGTCTCTCTAGAACCGTTACAACTGGAATTACTCCCTCAGTTGATATCAATTTTACATCAAACATCTTTTATGCGAAGATCACCGCACAACTCATAGATGGTGATGAGGATATGAGTACCATGATTCTAGAAGTTTCGGGTGGACGTAAGAGTGGGGAGACCCCAACAAAGAACATAGCCGTGGGTACTAAAAACATCTTTGGTGATCAAACGAATACAAATCCTTGGAGTCCCACTGTTACAACAACTGGTAATAAGATTACTTTAACAACCAGTAATGCCTTAGATGCTCAGGATGGGTATGATATATTTATAGAGTATATGTCTTCAAATTCGGATGGAAGTGTCGTGTCAATAGTTGAAAGTGGTACAACCATTGAAACGTTTGGGTACTAAAATACAGTCTTAATAAATACACAAAAATCTTATACACTCTCCAAATGTATAAGATTTTCGGCAGAAAAAAAGTGTGAGTCTATATCAAATGGTGAAGACTAATATCCAGACATTTACTGGTGAAGTCGAAGTTCTAGAAGAATTTTATGTCGGTTCGAACTTGGTAGCGAACGATGTAGCTACACATGTCTTAACCGTAAATAATACAGCTAACGATGCGAAAATTAAATCTGATTTCTTCGTTGGTGATGGTGGTCTCCTCTCCAATATTGCGACAACTTTACAATCCATCGCAGACCAGGGAAACGCTGCATCTAACGTGATTCTTTTCAATTCCAATACAGATGTCACCGGTTACAAGAATGTTGGTTTTGTAACAACGAGTAATGTTGGTATTCAAAATACAGCACCCACCCACACTATGAGCATCGGTGATAAGATTATTATCGACAACAACACCGATGAATCTCAAGGGGAAAGTGTTATGCTTGTACATGGTCGTATAAGTGCAGACCGTTTCCAAGGTGATGGTGGTCTTTTGTCTAACATCGCAACAACTCTTGAATCTATTGCGGATCAAGGAAATGCATCATCCAATGTTTTGATTTTCAATTCAAACACGGATATTTCTGGTTACAGGGGTGTTGGTTTTGTAACAACAAGTAACGTTGGTATTCAAAACACTAATCCCGGTTTCAACACCCTAAGTGTGGGTTCAAATCTTTTTGTGAACATCTACGGATCTAATGTTTTAACTGTTCATGGCAACGCTGCGGTAAGTAATCTACTTGTGAGTGAATTCTCTGTATCACCCGCACATGGTTTACAACATGTTACTCAAGAGGGTCGCGCTACAAATCAAACTGTTCAACTTACAAACACGACTACAGGTCTTGAGGTAAGTTCAAACATCAACGTGGCTGGTGAAGTCATTCTCACTAACGCTACTAAGGGTCTAGATGTGACCTCAAACATAGAAATCGGTGGTCGTCTCAAGTTTGATACAAATGTATTTGTGGATACCCTTAGAGTTGCTGACGTGGCTGCGAACATTGTGACATATGACCGAACTACCGGTGAACTTCTAGATTCTTCGGGAACTTTCAT